GCCCCTCCAATAATGAAAATCAGCGGTGCCATAATTGGCGACCACAGTTAGCACAAAAATTCATTCCAGATTCGCCATTTTGCTCACACTCTGGACATTGTAAGGCACCCGTTGTATTTTTCAAATTAGGGGGCCGCCTGTCTTCCAGGGTAGTCACCGTTATCATCTTCCTTTCGATCTCCCTAAGATTTTTCACAAAAAAGTCTGGAAGCCCTCTGTCTTGTGCCATGTCGGCAGTTCTCTTTATTCTGTTGATTGCCCACCCAGAAACAGTGTTGACTTGGTACAGGTCTTTCACTCGTTGAATTTTATCCCCGCACCATCCGACTGTTTGCTCCAACTCGATTCTCTGCTTTTCCGTTAAAATTTGATTTGCCATTTATTCTCCTTTTTGGCCTGCTCTACGGCTCGCCCGTAGTAGCAATATTATTGGCCTTGTGAAGTCGAGAGCCAATGTAAACATAACCGGCGTTAGTCCGGGTTAATGTCTTGATTAGCGGTTAACATCAAGCAAGTGTGCAACTCCACATATTTTTCGCCCACCATAACGCTCTTTGTTGTACAAATTTGCCAACCATTCAGCCTCTTCCTTGCTAGTGCAGGCTGTAAACCTCCATCCACCTTTACCCGCGGTATGGCAAATGTTTTGCCCCCGCTTTAACACGATCCACAAATTTGCCCTGTCTTTTAACTTGGCCCAATCGTTTGATTTCTCAATGTTCCCTGCTTCGCACTCGAAACCACAGCTTTCAATTTTGTCTATAAAAGTTTCCATTTCCTTCCTCCTTATAACCGGCTATCGGCCCGGTTGATTTAGTGATTAGCACACGGCTTGTCCGGGAGCTAATGTCGGGGATCAGTCGCAATGCGGACACGACCCGGTTAATAGTAATTTACCGCATTTCATACACATATATTTTGCGGTACTCCAAGAAGCATTGTCGATCTGCATCTGAGTATTGGACGGCTGTTTAATCCGCTTATACAGGTCTTTGATGTGATCAACGTTAAGCTGTGGCGTATAGATATGATGCATACCGCAACAACCTTCACGGCTGTTCATTATTTGCTCCAACAGCACAATAATTTGTTCTTTAATTTCCATAAATCCACTCCAATAAGCAGTTATGCTGTTCTGTGTATCAGCCACTACCGCTTGTTATCCGGACAATCCAGTATCCGTTTTCTTTCAGCCACTCAATGAACCCTGGGACTCTGGCATGACAGACATATGCCTCGCAGGATTCGCGGTCATTGCCTACTAAAGCTTTGCATGCTATGGCATGACAAAACTCATGCCTCTGGTATTCCTGCTGGTTCTCCCGGCTGGCTTGCCATATTTCCCTGGAACTGTTTTTGTCCAGGCGGCAATTCTTTTCCCACCAAACTTCAAACGTGTCCATCACTAACCCCCTCTGCCCGAACCCCACAACCTGGACCCCGGATCGGTAAAAGTTCCATCGTTCTTCAATCGTATCAAACCACTTCGTCTTGACCGGCGCACCCAGGCCGGTCATTGGGCGGTATTTCAACCAGTATTTCATTGCTTTCTTCCCATAATTTTGTCCGCGATTTCACCAACCTTGACTCCCCAAACTCTGGATTGTTCGTCAGCCTTGCCCGCCGCATCCAAAACTTTGAACCATGTTTTATGGCTGGTGCTTTGGGGCAGGTCCCAATCGTCCGCTATCGGTGACGGCATGTTGTGTCGCATCAGCATTTGTGACGCAAGGTTGAGAAGTTCTCCGTAAATTTGTTCTTGTTCTTCTTTTGTCATCTTGTCCATCCCTTTCCCGGCACTCCGGGCAATAAAATTCCATGTTCGCATCCAAAAATATCATCGGCCGGCCGCACTCTGGGCAAATTGGTTGAGTCATACCGCCTCCCCAAACGCCCACTCATACGGATCATGATCCCGCCTGTCATGGACCATTTCCCAATCCTCCCGCTCGTATTTCGGGCAGTCTCCGCAGTGGAGAAACGCCCTATCGTTGTCCGGCAAACATGCGATCCGGTGGCGGCACCAGTATTCAGTGACCAGCTTTTCGGGCTTCTTGATCCGCTTTCCTGCCTGATAGTAGACAGGTTGATTCGGCTCTTCTTTTCTCGCCCGTTTCTCCGCACGGTGGTGTATGCTGCACTCCCGGCAGTATTTCCCCGCAAGCATCCGGTGTGAGGTATCAACATGACCGCAGTCGGCGCAGGTCCGTATGTGCTGGACATAGGTGGCTGTTTGGGTCTGGCAGTGTGGGCATATGGTCAGTTTTTTGCCCTTGTCGTTTACCTTTATGAATACGATTCTGGGGTTTTCTGTTGTGAGGCAGCCGCAGGCAAATTCGCGGTATACTGTGCCGGGGGTCATGGGGTCACATCCCTATCAAACGTGCCGTCACTGATCGCGTCATCCAGCCATTCTGCTGCGTGGCTGTCGTGCATCTCTGATCTGCCGTTGCCCCAAAAGTGACCCTCAACCGTGTCGTGGTGGCCGTGTTCGTAGCCCGTTGAATAGGCGATTATCAAAAGGGCTGTAAGTGAATAGTCTACTTGGATTTCATTTCTGCCTCTCCCTAGACAGTTCATGCACGATCCAAGTTTTCCATCAATGTCTCTGCACAGGCCTGTTCCGTTACACGCGTCACATGTGAGCTCTATTGTTCTGATCATGGTGTCACCTCCATTCCAGCAAGGCCGTGTGATCCTTGCCGCTTAGTCTCAGGTTGGACTCAAAAAACCGCTCCGTCTGTTCCACCGGGATATTTAATTCTTCACTCGCCTGGACATGGTTGGTAAGCCAGCCTTTCAGCCGCCCAAACTCAACATTCAACTTTCTGATAAAATCCTGGCTGAATTTGATATGCAGATTTCCATTCAGAAATGCCTTGGCCTGCATCAACTGTTTTTCCTTTACATCGAAAAACTTGACCACCTTTCCACTTTCCCACATGTCAACCTTTCGCCTGGGATTCTCAGATGCCGGGATGCTGAACATCAGGTTGGAGGCAACGGTCATTATATCGTCAATAAATTCATGGGCCGCGCTGGACAGGTTGTTTTCGTATCGGTAGGAACTGTACACGCTGTCGGCGTATTGAACACCCCCCATGCGGTGCAGGATGATTCTTAACTCCAAGCCGAAGTGACTCAATTCTCCGGGCTTCCGACAATATCTCCAGTCCTGATCCGTGAAAACCCGCTCGTTGGATTTGTAAAGCGTGACGTTTGCCTTGTCGATCATCCGCTCCACCAGGTCAATCAACTGCTGGTCAAAGTATTTGTTGGCGTTCTTGATCACCCACACGGTGACCGCATAAATGTTTGATTCGGTGAAATCAATAGATGTCTGAGACGTCATTTTTTCAAGCATTGCTTTCCGGCTTGCGTGTGTCAGCCGGGTGGTGATCTTTTCGTAATTATTGAAAAGCTCCTGCCAGTATTTGTTTTTCAGCCCAGCAATTCTTTGCTTGAGCGATTCTTTCAGGCCGTCATGGCTGACACCGAGTTCAAACAAGATTCCACCGTCGAGCTTGCATATTGACATGAAGTTTGATTGAAGGTGCTCCATTTCATGGTTGTAACATGCCACCATTGCAGACACGACGTTGTGACCGGCCACAATCTGCTTTTCAATCTTATCTTTCAGGGTTTCGGGCTCCGGGCCCCCGTCTTTTTCCCTGTGGGCTTCAAGAACAAACGTCGAATCAAACCAAACGCTGAACGGATCAACACATTGTCTTTCAAGGCGATATCCCGCAAGTTTTACAGCGATGATATCTATTTTGGCCCGTGCGGATCTTTCGGCGTCCAGAAAATCCCCGGTGTGGATTACAGTGTGTTTCGCCTCACGGCTTGTCAGTGCGTCCTGGATCTGCTGAGCGTCTTTCCAGCGTGCAGGCAGTATAAGGTATGCCAATTTTGCATTGGCCTCCAAGATCACCTTTTCTGCCCACTGGGCATACTCTTTATAAGGCGGGTTGCAGAAAACCACATCAACTTTTTTGTCGATCAGGGTTGATTGAAAGAAGTCAGTCCCAACGATGAACACGTCTTCGGGCATCGAATCAATCAACACCCGGCTTTTTTCAATGGCATATTTTTTGCCGCCGTTTGCAAGGTCAACCACAACCCTTCCATCACCGGCCCCGCAGTCCAGAACATCGACGCAGGCTAAAAACTCATCCGGTCTTTTGGTGTACTGGTTGTATTCATACCGGTTAAAATACTGCTGCATGTCACGTTTGACGCTCAGTACCATCTCTGGCGTGGTGGGGTACCATTCATAATCTTGTCTGTTTTCTTTCAGCTTTTTTACCAGGGCGTTCACACTCCCTCCTTTCTCACATTCCCGCACGGTGATATTCTCTCCCGTCCGGTTGTGCTTGCCACTGAAAAATCAGCCACCCATACCCAGGGGTTTTCTTTCCAGCCAAGGCCACGTGATTTGTAAATTGAATCCCAAAGCTCAGCAAACTTTTTTCTGGGACTTGGGTATTCCAAGTTAGAAGCGGATGCATATGCCGGCATGTCTATGCCCTCAGACCATGCATCTTGCTCAGATATATCCTGTATCCGCCCAACCCTGATTTTTTCAACCTTCAGCCAGATCCGGGCCGACCATTTGGGTATGTGGATTGACGGTCTTTTGTGCCACCCTTTTTCTGACCTGGCATCGAACCATGCTGCATGTTCATCCGGCACGGGCATTGTAAAATCATCGGCGAATCGAATAAGACGGGTAAAGCCTTCCGGGCCAGGGGTGGCGGTGTCCGGCCACCAGGTTTCCCGCACATAAAGCAGATCTCCCACGACACCGAAGGGGCATTTGATTTGAGACAAACTCAAATGCCGGCGATCTGGGTGCCACCAGTTCCAGTAAGGCCCACCATTGTATGCGTCAAAATACCATGCCGGGCCTGGCTGATCCGGCATGTTCTTTATCGGGTCACGGGTCTGTGTTTTGTTTCTGGCCAGAACCTCTTGCACCATTTCTGTGTTGAGTAGTCTTGGATGTTCTTTCATGCTTTCTCCTTTCGTATATTCCCGCACGGCACCACAACCGGAACTCCCCGCACGGAAATCAAATGGTTTCTGGGTTTGCCCCTGCCTGCCATTAAAACGTATCCGTGCTTTCCGTGGTAAGGCATGTGGCTGTTTGATTTGCGATACCAGACTTGGATACGTTGGCCGGGTCGGGGGTTGAGGATCATTTTGACACATCCCCGTTTATATCCCTGCCTCGCTTTAGATCATACGCATGCCCGGCATAGTTGCTTGATTGGTATTCATACTCGTCCTGTAACCCTCTAAGTGACTGCGCCAGAGTCTCTCCGCGACATGATGATAGCCAAGGCGCGTTTTTGCCAAAACCAGAACTTCTTGAATCATATTCAATTTCGCCGTTCTTTTCTCTGGCTGTGACTTCAAGGGTTGACATTCTGTTCATACCTGACGTCCGTATTCCGGTAGCGACCAAAACCATTATTTTGTCTGAATAGAGGCTGCTGGGTCTATGAACCGTCCACTTGTACCCGGGCATTATTTTTTTAAGGTCTTTGCGGAATTGGGTGGCTGTGATCATGGTTGCACCTCCAGATGCTTTCTCCACGCCTCATAAAAAACTGATTCCAAATCCCTGGCTTCGTAGTCCTGCGAGGGCCTTCGGTGAATAACAACAGTTATTGTGCCGGACGGCACATAATGCTCAGGTACATGTTCGAATACAATAGAGATTTCAGTCATTAGATACCTCCCCGGCCAGATCTCCCGGCGGTATTTCTCGAAGCCCAAAATATTCTTTGGCGTCCGGCACGTTGGTGGTCATCTTGTCATGGCAGACACAGCATATCTTGACAGGCGGTTTGCCTATGACGTAGTTTTCACGATAATAAAAAACTGGATGTTTGCCGCAAGACTCGCAGGGCGGACGCTTGATGTCAGGGTGTGTTTTTGGCCCGTCTTCGTAAATATACATCACGACACCTCCCCTGCCAGGTCCCGGCCATGTATAGCCAAGATTAATGCCTTGTGGCGCTCCCCGGCTTTCCTTGCGGCCTCTTTCTGGTTTAGCCAGGTGCCAACCGCATTATTATAGTAGCTGCGGAATCGGTACTCTTTCCCCCAATGGGTGGTTCGTTCCTCGATTGAATAGAAATCTAAGTTATCCAACATGCAACACCTCCTTAACCAGATCCCTGCCGCAAAGATACGGCCACCATGCCAGCCAGATTAGTTCATTTGGTATTGTCATCGGGCCACCTTTTTAACCTTCCGCTTTTCCACTTTCCACCCTGACATAACCAACCTCTTTAGAGCGTCCCGCTTTGTCGGAATTGGTGTTTGGGTTTTTCGGTACTCGTCAACAACTGTGGACGTTTCAGCGTCCATCCAGATCGAAACCTCTTTCGCTTCATCCATAATAATATCCTTTCAATTTAAATTTTAACCCTGACAAACAATATCGAAATAAATCTCTTTTGTCAATAAATTATTTTTTCAGTTAATCTATTTTTTTTCCTTGACATGCCCCAAAAATTAAAATAGATTGAATCATAACAGCCTGCCCCGATCCAGGACAACACCCACAGCGACCAACCAAGATTGCGCTGGATACAAGGACGATGGCGGGCAACTTGAAAGTTTAGTTTTGAATCTTTGAACTTTAGACGGAGGTGCCTATGAAGTAACCATAAAGGACAGTGTGATCAACATCAAGCCGGTCCCGGTTAAAATCAGATTCCCGGGGCCGGCAACAAACAAAGGAGGCAAGCATGGAAAAACAGACAGCAGTATGCAGAGGGTGTGGCATGGCACTAAAAGGAAAGCCATACCATTTAGGCGGAAATGCATATCATCCCGAAACAAACGAGCAATGTCCGGTCAACCACTACGGAGGGTTTGTTTGCTCTTATGATTGTGACTGGAAAGTATCTGTTGATATGCTGAATAGCATGCCAGGCTGTTCAGGCGCCGCTGCCCCTGATTGCTATGCAGCTAAAAAAATTAGAGATAATTGGAGGCAAGCATGATAGCAGCGGGAGCAACATTTACAATAGGATTGATTCTGGCAATGTCAGAAGGTCAATTTTTCCCCTGGCTGAACCTGGCCGGGGTTGCAATATTTTGCCTGACGCCTGTGCTGGCGTGGCGTGATGATCGGAGGTGAGTATGAAAACAATCATCAACACACCACTCCCAGACACAATCCCGGAAGTCATTCAGTCGGTGGAGAAAGTGCTTAAAAGCGATCTTGACGATTACGGAAAGCGCTGTGACATCATGTATCTCATGGGAGTGTTACAGGCCATTCACAACGAGATAGAATTTGAAAGGGGTGTGGCATGAAAACAGAAATCGAAATGTATATCAAGGTGCCGGTTGAATTTGAATATGAAGTCGGAGAAGAAGAAACATTCCATAGCCCCGGATGGCCGGAATCCGCAACCTGGATTGACTACGACGAAAAAGCTGTAATGAAACAGATCGAAGCTGAGCTGGACAAATCAGAAACAGAGCAATCCCTGGTTGATATTGTAACGCAGGAGATCCGGGAGCAGTCCGGAGAAGCCGCCTACGAGCGGTGGTTAGACAAACAGGCGGCAGCCGAATGTCTGGACAGGAGGTAACATGGACCTGTTATCAATCATCGAAAAACACGGCGGCGACGTGGCCATGCAGAAAGACCTGTTCAGGCTGGAATCTCTGCCGCACCTGACCCGGCAAAACATCTTATCAAGCGTCGGTGATTCTGTTTTGGTGGACGTGGTGGACGGAACAACCATCACCCCGGAAATCGTCAAGAAGCATTTTAAACGGGCTTGCAACTTTTATCTGACAAGGAGGCTGAACGATGAAACCCGAAGCAATCAAACAAGGCTTGAAAAAGTATCCTGAAAACCAAGTCAACAATTATATCGCATATCTTCAACAGCTTGCCGCAGAAAAGGACAAGCAAGGCAAATTAAAAAACGCCTGGGTGAACCAACGGCCCGATGATTTCCTGATCCGCATATTCAAAGTTGTTGCCGATGACGGTTTGGTGTTCGACGGTGACGACATCACCCTGCAAAGCACGGGGGTCAGCTACAATTATCAGGCGTACAAAAACAAAATGCTGCTGGCATACCCGGAAAGCATCATTGACGTGTCCCTGGTATATCAAGATGACACGTTTCAGTTCCAAAAACAATCCGGCAAGGTCCAGTATACCCACACCATAGGCAACCCATTCTCCCGCGAAGAAAAAGACATTGTTGGGGCGTATTGCGTCATTAAAAATCATCGCGGGGAGTTCCTAACCCTGCTGTCCAAAAAGGACATAGACAAGCACCGGAAGGTTGCAAAGACGGATTACATATGGCGGTCCTGGTTCGCTGAAATGGCCCTGAAAACCATTATGAAAAAAGCCTGTAAACAGCACTTTAAGGACGTTTTCAGCAACATTGAGGCGATGGATAACCAGAACTATGACCTGGAGAAGATCGAAGAACCAAACCCGAATGAAATCATTATAGGCCAGAAGAATATCAAATGGCTGTCTGATTTCTGCACGGAACAGAGGTTCTCAGATGAGGACAAAAAGAAGCTGAAACAAGATTACGGTTTCAGTCCCTACCAAACAACCCCGGAACAGTTTGAAGAAATCAAGAAACGGATCGTCTCGGATTATGACACGGAGCTTGTGGCATGAAGATTCACAACTTTCCACAATATTCAGATGAGTGGTGGGAGATCCGGTCTTTAAAGATGACCGCCTCCCACGCTCAAGCTATCGGGAACCAGGGCAAAGGGCTTGCTTCTTATGTCACAGAGATTGTGGCCGAGCATTTTAGCAAAGCCCAAAAAGACAGTTTCAGCAACCGACACACTGAGCATGGACTTGAGACAGAGCCGGAAGCCGCTTTGGTGTACCAGGCTGAAACCCTCTCAGACGTTCAAGAGGTTGGGTTTGTCGTGTTCAACGACTATGTGGGCTGTTCCCCGGATCGGCTTGTCAACGATGATGGCCTGCTTGAAATCAAATGCCTGTCAGACAAGGTGTATTTTCAACTTCTGATCTCCGGGAAAATAGAATCAAAATACATCTGGCAGATGCAAATGCAAATGATCTGCACGGGCCGTGAATGGTGTGACTTTTTTGTTTATAACCCGAACTTTGAAAAACACTTTTGGACTCGGCGTATTTACCCGGACCCAGAAAAGATCGAAAAGCTGCATGGTGGATTTGAAATCGGAGCAAAGATGATCCAGGAACTTCAACAGAAATATCTTGAGGCGGCATGAAAACCATAATAATCGACAGTGAGCGTCAAAAAACATTCGCCATGAACCTCATCCAGGAAATGCCGGTTGATGGCACATTCACCGTGGAAATCAAAAAGACGGACGTATCCAGCACCGCACGTCAACGCCGTTTGCAGTGGCGGTGGAATACCGAAGTTAGCCAATCTGGATTAGGCCGTGACGAAACAAAAGAAGGCGTCCACACGACAGCCAAGTGGTTATTCGCAAGGCCGATACTGCTCAGAGATAGCGAGGTTTTCGGCGGCATCTATGCCGGGTTCTCGCTTATGATCCAAGAGGTTCAGGAACAAAGCCGGGCAGATCTTTGGCGGGAATTTACTCGGGACTATATCAGCACTGAAAGGATGACCCGGAGGCAGCGGGCCGAATATCTGCGGGAGTTTGAAATGTATTGGCGGGGCCGTGGGGTGGATTTGACGATACCCCAGCTTCAAGGGCTGGATGAAAACTTGGGTTGGACACAAAAAAAGGAGTCAGCATGAGACATAAAAAATGGAATGCTCTTGACGGATTGTTAAACAAAATTGCTGAGCATTTAGGTAGCTCAATACACGACAAGCGATGTGGAAAGAGCTGGGACGTGGGCCAGGCTATTTGCGCTGAAGCCTATGGCCCCAACTGGATGGAAAATAAGACCTTTGTTGAATGGAACAACAAAGACGATGACGAACCGCCTGAACCTGGGTATTTCAAATGCGCTGAGAAAATGGCGGATGGATATGTGCCTGATTGGGTTGAAACGGAATGAAGCCCGGCCAAGCACTCCGCATATTCGAGCGGGACTCGTTCACCTGTGCGTACTGCGGCAAACAATACCCGCCCGAGTCACCTCCGCTCCATGCTCACCACCGGATATTCAAAAGCCAAGGGGGCCAGGATGATGATGAAAATTTGGCTGCATGCTGTTTTTCCTGCCATTACAACCACGGCGACCTAAAAGGCCGGCGGCTGATCTGGGAGCGGGATGATTCGGTGATTGAGGGGTTGAGGCGGCGGTATATGAGGGGCAAATAACAAGGAGGCAATATGACAGACCTAAGCCAAGAAGTTCAAAAAGAAGTTGCAAGAATACGTGACATGATCAGTGAGACAAAGGCGCTTTTTCCAGCCGGAAATGTCAACTTTGTGATGTATGAGGTAGCCATATCTGAGGCAGAGCGAGCAGTTAGAGAACAGGACACGGCGGCACTCGTAAGTGTTTTGCCTGAGTTGCGCGAGATGTAAACAAGGAGGCAATAATGCGTGAAATAAAGTTCAGAGGCCATACCTTGAACCAGGAGATTTTGAGTTGACAGGGGTGTGGTGGTTTGGTATGGTGATTATTGACGGCACTTGACACGGCCATAGCAGTACAGGAGACGGTATTATGACAAAATTCAAAACTTTTTTGGTAGCTTGGCAAACCGGGTTTTTCCTTCCTGATCCTTCAGGGACGTCTCCGCCCGTGTCAAGGTTTGCCAAGCTATCAAAGAGGTTTGGGAAATATCTATGACGTATAAAACCTACCAAGAATACCTTTCTCACCAGCGATTTCGAGCGGTTAGAAAACAAGCTATCAATGCTGCTGGCGGAACTTGTGTTGACTGCAAAAAGAAAAAGGCAACCGAAGTCCATCACATAAAGTATCCACATTGGGGAACATTTGATACGGTTGAAAATCTTGTTCCTTTGTGCCACAGTTGCCACTGTATCAGGCATGGAAAGGAGTCGTGATGGAAATGTTTCAGGGGTCATCCCACCACACTGCAAGGAAAGAATTTGAGATAGAGAGTGTTTCCTATATGCGGTTCAACCAATTCAAAAACAAATATTTTAAATACCCGCGCATCTTGTGCGCTGACGTGTTTTGTGGAACAGGGACAAATGAGGTTGGGGGCGAAATCATAGATGGGTCTCCAATAAGATTGTTGAATGGATATCATAAAGCAAAAAATCGGCTTATCAATTTTGGCTTTTGGTTTTCTGACATCCGACAGGCCGCTTGTGATAAGCTGAATGGAATATTGCAAGAAACCAGGCCAGGCGTTAACTGTCAAATCCACGCGATGCAAGCATCAAAATCAATAGTTGAATTACAATCAATTCTGAGTCAAGATTCTGGGGTGTTTCTGTTTTTGATCCTGGACCCGAACGGGCCAAAAGACTTTCCAAGAAACGAGGTTGTTGACCTGCTCAGGGCATTTCCAAAGCGGGTTGACATTGTGCCCTACATAAGCGCAACAACAATAAACAGGTGTATCGGGGCAAGGAACCGGGCCGGGTACACATTCAAGGGATGGCTGGGAGAAATTGAAAACTTTGATCGTGGATTTGTTTCTGAGTTATCATCAAACGGGCGCAAGGGTTGGATAAGACAGCCGATTCAAAACGACCCACAAAGATGGACCATGCTGCCAACATTTGGGTGCATGATGCCAAAACACAACTGGAAAAAACAAGGCTTTGTTGAGATTCACAGCAAAGAGGGAGCGGCGGCCATAAATCATTATTGCGGAGGTTTAAAATGACAGAAGTAAACGACGGCGCATTTGTTGTAACGGATGATATTGAAATACATCCCGCTGCATTGATAATGCCGCCTATGAACGAGACAGAGTTCAAAGAGTTCAAAGAGGATATATCCGGCAACGGTTTGATTGAGCCGATTATTCTTTTTCAGGGAAAAGTCCTTGACGGGCGCAACCGCTACAATGCCTGCAAGGAGCTGGATATTGAGGTGTGGGCCAGAGAGTGGGAAGGTGGTATGGACCCGGTGGAATATGTTGTCAGCAAAAACATTCACAGGCGGCAGTTGACACCGGGGCAGAGGGCAGCGGCAGCCGCAAAGGCTATGGATTACCATGTTGCAGAGGCGAAGGAAAGGCAGCGGGCGTCAGGGAGGTTTGAAGGTAAAAACGAAGATGGCACACCTAAAGAAAAGTTTCAGGTTATGGAACCGGTTCCACAACCTGAAAAAGAATCAAAAAAAGCCAGAGACGAAGCCGGAAAACTTTTCAGCGTATCCGGCAGGAGCGTGTCGTCTGCAAAGACCATCCTTGAACACGGCACAGACGAAGAAAAACAAGCTCTTGAGTCAGGGCACTCACCCATCAAGCCGCTTGCCAAACAGGTCCAGGAGCGCATTAAAAACAAACCTAAAGCAAAGCCGACATTCAACCAGACAACAGATTCAATCGAATGGGCAAAGTGGACATGGAACCCGGTTACAGGGTGCTTGCATGGGTGTGCATATTGCTATGCCAGGGATATTGCCAAAAGATACCCAGACGGTTTTCCGAATGGGTTTGAGCCGACCTTTCATGAATCCCGGCTTGATGCCGCATTGAACACAAAACTGCCCGCCAGGAAAGACCGGGGACACAGGAATGTTTTTGTCTGTTCAATGGCTGATCTTTTTGGTGAATGGGTTGATTCTGAGTGGATAGAAAAGGTGATTTCCGCTTGTGAAGATGCGCCAGAGTGGACGTTTATATTCTTGACCAAAAACCCGCACAGATTGACTGAGTTTGTGTTTCCTATTAACGCATGGGTTGGCACAACGGTTGATATTCAGGAAAGGGTTGGGCCAGCGATTGCGGCGTTTGAGGCGCTGAATAACAGCGAGAACAGGCCGTCTGTTTTGTTTTTGTCATGCGAGCCAATGCTTGAGCACCTTGATTTTGGCGAAGCTGGCATTGATCCTTTTGATTGGGTGATTATAGGAGGATGCAGCGCATCATCTGGGATGGCTGCTTGTCAACCAGCGTATGAATGGGTGGAGGATCTGCTTGCCGCTGCTAAGGCTGCCGGGTGCAAAAGATACATGAAGCCAAATCTTAAATGTCGCCTTACTGAATACCCGGCCAATGAGGTTTATTAGTCATGGCAAGGCCAATTAAATCAGGTCTGGACTATTTTCCTTTGGATGTTGATATGGATGATAAGATAGAGTTGATCGAGGCAAAGCATGGCATTACTGGATTTGGCGTGATTATAAAAATATTGCAGACTATTTACAAAAACGGTTTTTATTTTGAAGCCACCGAAGACAAGATGCTTTTATTGTCAAAACGAATAAATGTTGACATAAATTCCATTAATGCAATCATCATGGACGCATTAAAGTGGAAAATGTTTGATGAAAAAATATTCAATAAATATAAGGTCTTAACCTCTTGTGGAATACAAAAGAGGTATGCTGAGGCGGTAAAAAGGCGCAAAGAGGTGACTGTCCAACGTGAATATTGCCTTGTATGCTTTGAAACTCTATGTGGTGATGCGGTTAATGTTATCATTAATCAAGTAAATGCTGACATTAATCCCAAAAAAGATGACAACAGTACACAAAGGAAAGGAAAGGAAACTAAAGAAAACATATATACCCGAGTTGTTGATTATTTAAATCGAAAAACAAATTCAAAATTTAAACCCCAAACAAAGGCAACAATTCAATTCATAGATGCCAGGGTAAAAGAGGGCTTTCTTCCTGAAGACTTTAAGGCTGTTATAGATTTTAAAAGTAAGCAGTGGATAGGAGATCCAGAAAACCAGCAATATTTAAGGCCGGCAACTTTGTTTGGGAATAAGTTTGAGGGATATCTTGAGGCGGCACGGCGCGCACAGAACCCCATAAACAGCACCCCCCGCAAAACCCCTGAACAAATCAAAGCCGAAATCAACGAGGCCCTTTCATGAGCATTTTCCTGGAAAAAACACCACCACACAGCAACGACGCAGAACAGTCGTTACTCGCAACGATTCTCATAAACAGCAAGTGCCTTGACGACATCGAAGGTCTTTCAGCCAGTGATTTTTATTCCGGGCCGCACCGGAAAATATTTGAGTCCATCCTTGCTGTCAAAAAACGTGACGGCAATGTGGATCTGGTGACCGTGGCACAGGAGATGAAAAGCAGAGACACTCTGGACGAAGCCGGCGGACCCGCTTATTTGACAAAGCTGGTTGACACGGCACCCATCGCAATCAACCCACAACAGTACGCCGATGTTATCAGAAACCTGTCCGCTGTCCGTGCCATGCTTCACGCTGGCCTTAAAATAGCGCAAGACGCTTATTCAGCAACGGACGTTGAGGACTATATCAGCCGGTCGCAGGCTGAGGTTTTACAGGTCCAGACAACCACCAGTATCGATAAAATATACGACATGGAATCTTTGATGTTGGCGTCATTGGATCGAATTGAACAGGCGCAGACCCGGGACGCTGATATTGGATTGAAATTCGGGCTTCCGACTCTTGACCCTTTGATGCAGATATTTGGATCAAAACTAATTATTGTGGCGGGGCGCCCTGGTATCGGGAAAACGGCCTTTGCTTTATCGGAAGCGCGGTTTCAGGCAGAGCGAGGGACAAAGGCGGCATATTTATCAATCGAAATGGACAAGGAAAGCCTTTCTGACAGGCTTTTGGGTCACACAGCAAACATAAATCCGCTTTTATTTTATTCAAAAGACACCCTTTCAAAACAGGCCAAAAGCGACTTAACGGAAGCTGCTCAATATCTTTCAACTATTCCGCTTTATATCGACGATGCCGACTGCAAAATCCAGGACGTTGAAAGGAAATGCCGGAAGTTCAAAAAAATGGGGTGCGAGATAATATTTATCGATCAGCTTTCAAAGATCCGTGGTGTTGCGGGGCAGTCTAAATTTGAGCAGTATTCTGATAATTGTTCAGCCATCGCTCTTTTAAAAAAAGAACTTCGTATCCCGATTGTTCTTTTGTGCCAACTGAACCGGAATGTTGAGCAGAGGCAGGATAAGACTCCGATTTTGTCAGATTTAAAGCAAACCGGGATGATCGAAGAAGACGCGGATATGGTGTTTTTGCTGTATCGTCCGGGTGAATACGACGGTAATATAGACAAGTCCGTCACGGATATAATTTTGGCGAAAAACCGGCAGGGGGCAAAAGGTATTGAACAGCAGGTTTTGTTTAATGCAAAGCGCATGATGTTTGAATTAAGGCAATTTTGAAAGGAGAAGCCATGAACAAAGACCAGAAAATAGCCAAACTCGAAGCCGAGGTCCGGCAACTCAGAGAGATTGTCCGGCAGTTGAAATTACTGGTCAGGTATGCGGAAAAGGCGGGGAAATGACATCCAGACTTAACACACAGGGGCAAGCATGAAAACACTTACAAAAAAGATAGTTTCCTTTTCAGGAGGTAAGGACTCAACCGCCATGCTGCTACGGTTACTGGAAGAAAACTACCAGGTTGATGATATTGTGTTTTTCGACACCGGGTGGGAGTTTCCGGAAATCATTGAGCATGTGCAAAAGGTTCAGGACTATATCGGGCGGGAAATAACTGTCTTGCATCCAAAGAATGATTTTATATACACCATGATCGAAAAGCCATTAAAGAGCGGAAGAACTGGTTATGGCTGGCCCGCTCCCATACGCAGGTGGTGCACCGCCGAAAAGCGGGATGGAATTAAAAAATACACCAAACAGTTTGGTGGTGCAGAGCAATATATTGGATTTGCAGCAGATGAAGTTAAAAGAACCGGGTGCGGAAATGGATGTTCAGGTGAAAGAGTCAGGGGTGTAACCAGGCTTTATCCATTGATATTTGATTGGGACATGGACGAAGCAGCCTGCTTGAGGTATTGCTACGACCGGGGGTTTGATTGGGGAGGACTATATGAACACCTCAGCAGAGTGTCTTGTTTTTGTTGCCCCTTGCAGCGTATCGGTGGCATGAGGTCAATCCGAAAGATACGGCCTGAGCTTTGGGCCAAAATGCTCAAATGGGACGCCGCATTAAAAGACAACCGGGGGTTTTGGGGGTATCACACAGTCCACGACTTGGACCGCCGGTTCGCGGCAGAAGATTTGCAGATGGACCTTTTCCCAAAGGCAAAATGACATCCAGACTTAACACACAGGAGATATAATGGTTTATCTCCCAAAAAATTTATACCCAGCTGAAAAGAAAAACAAATACGGCGCTGTCAAGATCACAGTTGACGGCATCAAGTTTGATTCAAAAAAAGAAGCGGCCAGGTATCAAAGTTTGAAACTGGCTGAACGATGCGGCGCAATATCAGATTTGGAAACACAGCCAAGATTTGATATTAGGGTAAACGGAAAATACATAGCTTTTTACAAAGCTGATTTCAGGTATATGAAAAACGGATCTGAAGTGGTAGAAGATGTAAAATCAGCCATAACGGCAAAGAATCCAGTTTATAGGCTTAAAAAAAAGCTGGTTGAGGCCATTCACAATGTCAAAATAAATGAAGTGTGAGCGCGCTGAATAGGCCAAATTTTAACGAATAGACTTGGGTCTATACGGTAGCATGGGCCAGGGGTTGAAACTGAAAGGAACAAAAGATGAACGGCAAACAGGCAAAACGAATCGCAACGGCGGCAATGACCGCTTGAAACACGGGACCGCTCCTTACCTCCTTGAGCCGGTCACGCACGGGACCGACAGCCCCCCTCCCGCAGCAGGTTTATCATGTTTTTCCTGGAAAGGGCGATCTGGGCAGCCGTGCAACACAACAAATGGGAAAGGAGATTGAAATGAAACACCTGACAAACAAAGACACACGCTGTTCCGGCCTGTACCGCCTGGGCTTCACTGAGGCATGTCCGAAGCGCGACACATGCCTGCGGTACCGGAGCTTTTTAAACCTGGACCGGGAAAACGGGATAGAGCATTACAGGGGGATACCTGTGATGATGGCGGTGGTGGGGTGTAAAATGTATCGGGAGGTAAAATGACATTCAAAAAAGCAGACTTCAACACCGAAATAAAGTCGGTGGTTTTGTCCGGCAATGCCGGCGTGATCTGGATGATTGCGAACCCTGCAACAGGGGCGGTCAGTTACCGGATGGAAGTCGATGACGGAGAGTTTGTTGAAAGCAAATCGTTTGATCATATTTTGGATGTTTTCAACAAGCGGGGAAAAAAATGATGCGAGACGAATTGCAAAGATCAGTTTTGAATTGTGATATGCCTCAAGTCTTGGCAAGTGGGAAAAATGGCAAGCGCCTTTGGATGAAGTGCAACCCCGCTTTGGGTACGATGATTTTTGTCGTGATGGTATCCGGGCGGGCAGTGTACGAAACATTGAGTCTGGAAAAGGCGATAAATACCTATAATGCGATAGGAAAGGAGAAGGTGGCATGACTGAAACTCAAGCAACGTATGAAACAGGTCGGCATTGCAAAAGCTGCGTTTACGAATACCCGTGTTGCGATTGCATGGATGGCAGCAAATTCCGGGCAAAAGATACGATCAAAAAAAACAACCATGACGTGGATGTGGACGAGATGGTTAGGGGCAAGGCCCTGAAAAAGGCCCTGGAAATTATCAATGGTGAGCGGCAGGACAGCTATGGCAACCCTGAAGATAGTTTTCAGCTTATCGCTGATTATTGGACATGCTACCTTGAGTCGGTCGGCGCCGGCACAGGGCAAATGATAAAGCCACGACAGGTGGCTGAAATGATGGCGCTGTTTAAAATTGCCAGGATGTCAGGTCAGAAGACAACGGCTGACAATTATGCCGATTGTGCGGGCTATATTGGCATTGCCGGGGATATGCTATAATTATAGAAAAATATGAAAAAATCAAAGACCGGAAAGGCAAGATGGTGGACGGGACTTTTCAGCGTGAAAAATAAAAATGAAAATAATTTAAAAAAACTTGCATTTTCTTCTTGACATGCTATTCGTGGTGCTGTATAGTTTATTTAAAAGTGAGAGAGAAACACAAAAACAACGCCGGGCACCCCCGGCACAAACAAGGAGAAAAAGCATGAAAGCAATCACCGAAGCAATTACCGAATCCAGAAACACCGACAGCATCGTTCACATCACAGTCGATGAAGCCAATATTTTCGGTGCCATGGACGGCATCGACTACGATGATGCCATTGAAAACGATGGCACCTGGGAAGTCTGGGGAGACGACTGGAGACTGGCTGTCACCTTGACAAGATAATTAACCCGCCCCGGTGTAACAGCCGGGGTATTATAAGGAGAATGATTATGAAAGAAGTCACCGCAGCCCTCACAGAGCCCCCCGACACCGCCCCGATTCGCTCGGGCACAAAAGGGCTCCTGAAGCAGGGGTTTTACCAGGATTACAACCACCCTGACCCGTCAATCTATTACATTGACGGCGAGGGAAACGCGTACAGATACGCCGGGAGAGCGCGTAGTCCACACCTGCCGGCAATTCCGTTTCGCTGGAAAAAAATGTCATATCAACCGGATTGGGTGGAAAAGATCCACTCAATATTTGAGAGATTCTGGCTGGACGAGATCCAGCAGATTAACGAATAACCAACCGCCCCGGTGTAACAGCCGGGGCAAATAAGGAGGAAATATGGATAGATTACAGAATGAACCCCTTGCACAGTTAGAATCCCGCCTGTGGCGTGAACACGCGGCACAGGAGTCAGCGGCAGCACGAGCTGCCACAACTGTTGCATTTCATTTAGACAACGGTGTCGTTGATGGCGGCGCAGTTGTCTCAAATTGGAACCCTCTGCCGGAGAATTTTGTTTTTTGGACAGAGGAATTGACATAACAGCCAGCACCTAGACCCGGTCAAGGGGAACGCTGAACCGGGATCACCAATCGCCCAAGCCGGGTACAAAAGGAGGTTGTTATGATTTTGTCTGATATCGAACGGGTGCAAAGATTATGCATCATACAGATGAATAAAAACGAGGCAAATGGCTGCCTCTCCGTTGTGGTCCCGGTTAATATTATCGACCGGGTAAAATGGGTGGACGGTGGATGGGACATCCACTGCGAGAACGGATGGAATTACAGGCTGCATGACGGCTTGTATGAAGAAGGCCGTGATTCCGGCCCGAATGCTCGCCCGCTCCCACGAGCGGGTATGCTAATATAGTCTTGCCCGCCCCGGTCACTTGGCCGGGGCGCTAAATAATCACAGGCCCGAAAAGCCTGCGGGCACAAAGGAGAAACCATGACATTTGATCTATGGATAACAGACCTGGCCCTGACAGCAAACACACCAGCATCCAAGTGGTGGCACCTGCTGACCTGGGGGCCGTTAACCTGGAGACGGCAGGTGTCTCTTAATGAAAATTTGTGAAAAGGGTATGGCATGAAATTTATATCAACAAAAGAGGCTGCCCGTATAATTGGTGTATCCCAGCGTAGGGTCCAGCAGTTTGTGACACAGGGCCGGCTGCAAGCGCATAAGGTGGCCGGTGTGTGGCTGGTAAATCAAGATGACCTGGACAAGGTGAAAAACCTAAAAAACGGGAGGCCGAAAAAAGAGGCTGACAAAACCGGGTGATTGGGCATGTGCTGAGCCAAACAAGAGAGGCGGAAAATGTTAGAATACACAGAGGTTAAAATAAGTGACCTGGTGATGAATGAGAATAATCCACGCATAAATG